TATGTATTTGATTCAACTTCAATTTAATCTCATCTGGACTTAATATTGCTCTTTCCTCATCAGTAAGGGATTCCATAAATTCTTTATAATCCCTATCCTTTTTCCAATCTTTTTTATTTGCTGTAATTATTTCAACTAATTCTTTAACTAATTTATCTTTCTTATTCTGTACTAGGTTTTTAATATCTTCACTATTGTCCTCTAATTCTTCAACGGTTTCTCCGATTAACATTCTTCTTTCTTTAAAAGATATGTTTGCTGATATTAACATTAATACTGCAACAGGGTCAAATACAAATATCAATATTATAATAATGATTCTTACTGCCTTGTCAAAGTGATTTACTGCTTCATCACCATATATAAATTCTGCAACATACTTGATAGGTCCTAAATCTGCCTCTAGTTTTAATTGTTCTGTTCTTATACCTGCCTTTTTATCTGATAATTCATTAATCTTATTTAAACTTTCTTCTATCGTTTCTTCTAATGTTATTCTTTCTTGTTTTTGATTATTTCTTTCTGTTATTGCTCTTTGTGAACTACTACTAAACCAACTTGATTCTTCTGATTGAGTTTCAATTAAATCGTCCATTCTTGTTAATTGTTTTTGTGAACGGTCTATTGTTTTTTGTCGTTGTTCTATTTGTTCATCTAATATTTGTACTTGTAATGCATTATTACTTTCTGGCACAACTTGGTCTAAATGTGCCTTTGATAAGAATCCAAAAATACCTACCGAAGTTATAAAAATTAAAACTACAACTGCACTTGTTAAATAATATTTAATTGATTTTGGTAATAATGGATTCTTCCAATTATTATACAACCAACTTGCTATAACAAGTTTTGCAACTTCTAATGCACCACCCATAGCATATATTGCTGTTGTGGCGCCTGCAAATAAAGCTGCTAATCCTATTATACTATAACCTGCGGCTATAATAGATAGTGCTATACCACTAATTAATATTAAGTAAGTTAAAAACATACTTATATTTATAATGATTCTAACTCTTTAATTATTCGTATAACCCTATTTGCATAATCAGGTGTTTCACTATATCTGGTCATAGTTTGAACTGCAACTTTAGGATTCATCTGTTCATCATTTAATAATGTCTGTGTTCTATATCTTCTAAACTTATAATATGCTTGATGTTCATTTAATAAACGGTAGTATTCTTTTACCGAATCACATTTATTTAAAAATACTCTATACATGACATCCGTGTTTTCTTTTGCATGTCTATGAGGTACTTTGTTTGAAAATGCCTTTATACCAAATAGATTGTTTGAATCTTTTGCTAAGTCTGATTCGCCCCAACCTGTTTCTAAAACTGATTGTGCAATAATCATATTTCTAGGTATGTAATTGTTTCTTGTTATTGTTGATTCTATTTTGTTTACACATTGATTTAATCTATCAACATATTCTTCCTTGTTTGTATATTGAAAACTAGGTTCAGGAAAATCTCTTAATATATATTGATTCGGATTAAATGTACCTATATAATATATGACTAGTGTATAAAATGCACCAGCGATTATCTGATAAAATATATTAATTATTCTGCTAATCATTTTACATAAGCAACATAGTCATACCCACCAACATTGTTAGGTAATTTTCTAGAAAGAAATACTAACTTAGTATTTAATTTTAACATTTCTTTTCTTAATTTGTTTCTTTGAGTAGGTGTTAGATTGTCTTCTAAATCTTTACCCCAATTACCAGTATAGTATGTTATGACTGGTGATTTGTAATACTTTTGTTCTTTTGTTTTTTCAATATCCGTTTTTAAGTAATTTTTAAGAAACTTAGGTGTGTCTATTAATTGTTTTTTCAAAAATTGGTCTATCTCTTTGCTCATAATATAATCTCCATATTTAACTAACTTCTTTTACTTCCTGAACTACACATTTTGGTATGATTGTAGAATTTCCACATTCATCAATACTACCATCCTCTTTAAAATTAAAATCTGATACAAGTCTAATCATATCTTCATCATCATTATCACTTACTAAAAAACCTGTGCTTAAACATCTAGGTAAATCATCTGATTTTACATCTTCAATACTTCTCCATGAACTATCAGACTGAATATCAATCCAATATACATGGACAAATTTATAAGGTATTTTTTTAATTGCTCTCATTTATCAACTCCTTAACCTTAACTAGGTTTTTATATTGTAAGACATTATCTGTCATACTATTAATAGAATCTTTAATTAAATCTTTGTATTCATGTTTTAAATAAAATATGGAAGATAGAGGATGTACTTCTACATCAATAAAGAAAGCTGCTGTATCTTTATCAACTGTTAATGTTCTTTCGTGTTCAACTCTAAAATATAAATCATCTATTTTATTGAAATTCGGTCTATGTCTACTTGGATGATTACTTAAACTTCCTAGTGGTGATATGCCCCATGTATATCTTTCATAAGATGAACCACTTGTCATAGCACGCCAGATACCATCACTTGCCTTTCTTAACATTTCACTATCAGCAACTGATTCATGAACATCTTCTAGTGTTAGACCTTGCACTTTGCCAGGATTCCAACCACTCGCCATTGCAACAAAACCTGCCTCAACTTTACCTTTATGCATTATGATAATATCATCAGGTATTTCTAAACCCATTTCTATAATTGAATAAAAAGGTTCATCTGTCAATTGCATTGCTCTAGATGTTTTTTCAACTAAACATTCTTGTATTGCAATATAAGATTCAAAACACATTTCATCTGCTAGAGTTTGAAATTCAAAGTTTCTCTCATTATATAAATCATCGGTATATTCCTTCATGACAACATCTGCCACAGGTTTGAATCGAGGATTCATTGTATAAGGTATTTGTACTATTTCTTTTATGTTCATAATATAATAGGTCCATTATACAGGACCTCACACGATTTGTCAAGCACTTTTTTACTTTATTTTATTGACATCAATATAATTATCATTCCAATTGAAAGCGGATTTTACAACGGATGCTGTTAGTCCTTTATACATGTTATGCAACTTCTTATCTTTTATTCCAACCAATACTACAGCTTCATCTTTATGAAGACCTTCTAGTATTTGAACGAATAGAGTTTCTTTTCTTGTTTTAGATAATGTATTATCACCACCAACTACAAAATGCCATAGTTTATTAGATTCAGATTCAAGTCCAGTATGTTCTGTTCCTGCAGGAGCTTCATTCGCCATATATGGAGGTGTACCTTTTGGTAAATCCCATACAATTTTAGGGTCAAATGCACCTTTCAAGATTCTTCTTAATCCTGGTGTATCATTCTCTTTTAAGATTTCTATTTTTTTTGATTTTACTTTAGCGTTATTTACTTTAGTGAACACCTCACTAAATAACGGTTTGCCTGTTCCCCCTTGAGCCATGGAAGTCATAGCCGCAGGAGATATTAGATTTGGATTTCTTTCTACCATAATATTTTCCTCATGTTAAAAGTCATTTATATTAGTCATTAAATTTTTCAACTTATGGTCTATAAAATACTGTAATAGTTTAGAACTATCGGGTATTTGATATGACCTGTAAGTATTTATAATATCCTCTTGTAGTGCTAGAGGAATCTCATCTAAATCAATCAACTTCTTATTTCGTTGATAATTTAATCTTGTTATACTACCAAGTGGTATGTTGTCTAATTCTGCCCACTCTTGTAATCTCTTTTTATGTATTGGTTGTTGTTTTTCACCTGTTACAAAAACATTGTCATCAGATAAAATATTAGGCACGCCATCAGAACGGTCACCTTTTATAATTTGTTCATGTAAAAATTTTATTGGGTCTTCATCTTTAATAAATTTCTTTTGAATCGGACTATATTGTTTTACTTTAGGATATTTGTGCAACTGTATAAAATCTTTATCACCAGATACTATCATAACATTTTCTTTATTATGATTTGCTTCTCTACATAGTATAGCAATAATATCATCTGCTTCTGCATTATCTACCGATAAAACCATGTAAGGAAAGTTTTCTGCAATCTCTTGTTTTACAACTGTAATAATATCAAAAAGGTCATCCCATTTATCCGTTGATTCTTTAGTTTCAATTCTACCTTGTCTTCTTTGATGTTTATA